ATTTATTATATATAGTATTTAATTAACAAGATTTTAACTTATCTAACTAATAAGATTTTCCAACTATTCCTCCACCATTATCATATCGATAACTTCTTTCTGAAAGTCCTTATCAAGCTGATAAGGACATATTTCACATTCCTTGCCATCCTTAATGCGTTCAACATTATGGTTCAAAGCAGTACACCAATTAACAATTGACGCACCGAACTGGTTAAGATATTTATAACAAGATCGTGAGAAATCGGACTTCTTCATCCTCAATCCCTTCTCTTTATAAAAGTATAAAACAAACTCGGGCTTCCATGGGTTTGAAAAATGGGTTTTAACCATTTTAAAACCGCCATACATCCGATAAACTTCATATATGGCAGCAATTACCTCATGGTTTACGTCATGTATTGTCATCACAGCCTGTCTGACCATAGCAAAATGCTTATTGAAACGTCTCAAAGACGCAAGGGCCTGTGCAATATCGAATCTTTCATCCCTAGCAACAAATACTGCATCTACATCATCATGCAATAAATCAACTCGTGTATCAATCATGTAATCATCAACATCAGCCTCAACAAACGAAAATTTTTTGTTCCTCAACACATAAGGACAAATCTTCGGATGTCTTCTCTTCTTATCAACTTCAGGAATCAATGAGACACCAACAACCTTCTTGGCATGTTGCACAAGAAGGGCAGCGCATGCCCCAGGGTGAGACCCAAAATCAACAACATCATCAAACTTAATGTCGAAATGTTTGATAGCAAAAGCTAATCTAGCAGCATGATAGCCAAAAACAACTTTTGGACTGGCATAAGGCGACGTATATTTGTTACATACGACCCTATTAGCCCTTCCAAGTGAGTACACATTGTTTCTTACAGTCCTATAATAAGCGCATGCATTCTGAAAATGATTCATATTTCTATGACCCTTTGAAAATGCAAATTCAGCAACATTAATAGAAAGCAAAGGCCAACTTGTGACAAGCTGTACATCACCAACACCGTAAAGCTCCTTAATAAAAGTAAAGCTTGGGGTGATCGGAACTGATGTTATCCTGTCAAAGTTAACCGGTTTAAACATGTATGCTTTACGCAATCTCTCAGAGAAATCAACAGAATAAATCTGATAATGATCACGTAAATGCTCCAGCATCGCATAAATGGACGTTCGTACTTCATGATTGAACGGATTATCCAGTAAATGTCCTATAAGCCGCTCAGCGGCAATGACTTCATCAGGTAACTGCCTATCAGCAGGGTTACCTTCTTCAGGCATAAGTAGCCTAGAAAAAGTTTCAACGCTGTCACGATATATTAAATATTCACCATGAACATAATGAATGTTTTTTGACAAAAAGTCAACATTCCTCAAATTCTTTGATGAATTAATAATCTTAACACGGAAACCGCAGCTAGCATATGACTTAATGATGTCCTCATTCGAAACCCCGATGGGCTTCAAAAAGAAATTGTCATCACCATACAACTTATACAACGAAATACCGAATTTTTTCCTGATCAAGCTAAAAACAAGATCATGACCTAAAGTATCGCAATGTGATGTGTCAGGCCAACCGCTCTTCATGCCAGTTCTTGTCCCAAAACAATAACCACCAGGAAAAGTAAGATCGGCATTGACCATATCATCAAAGCAGACCGAGAATCTGTGCATGTACTGAGCAGAAGCGCCCATCTTATGCAAGATTCTCAAATAAAGGCCTTTGATAATTTTAAGTAAATCTGAACACATCGAGGCGTCCCATCCGCTGATATCAAGAGAACAATACTCAAATCCTTCAGGGGCAACACCGCCGACATCACCAAATGCCTTAGCAAAGGTCCTAGCTCCACCATTCATCCAGCTCATTCCTACAGCACACCAGTCGAATCTCTCCAACACTTGATGAAAGGGTTGATAAAAGAGCATGTTAATGAGCATGTTAGCAAAACCAGGGTAACAAATAATCCTCGCAGATAGTTTATCACCTGGCTTCTGCAACTTAGCTCGTCCGGTAGTATACCAAACATGCTCTTTCATGTAAGCCTCAAAAGAATCATCATCCCTAAGTAGCTGTCTCGCGTCCTCAACGGCCTTCGATTTAACTTTGCTACGTTTGACCCCACCTTTAAATGGGTATCCAGCAGCAGAAGATCCATCAATGCTCAAAGACTCAAAGTCACCAGCTAAAGAGAAAAGGATATCTCTTGTAATCTCATCAAAATTGTCAAGATTGACAATGTCATCGTAAATTTCACTCGCTCTGTCCTCCAACATACCAATTATGTCTTCATCCAAGCTTGTATCAACACTAAACTTCTCGGCTTGATCAAGTCGAAGCCAAAGTAAAGAATTAGTCCTGACATAAGTAGCAACGCAAGTTGCCTGCCATCCAATGGCGTATAGATTCATTAATTGAGACATGAAATGATCATAGGGATGAAGAACACCCATAAAATTACCAGCATAAAATTTGCTTAACCCTTTATAAATAAGGTTAGTTTTAGCTATAAATTCATCGATTGAGTCCTTAACCCTCCTTTTCAGTTCAATCCTTCTCGGCACAATGAGAAGAGAGAAATGAATACCTATACTGTTTGCCATCAAAAAAGCAAGCACTGCTTTGCTATGGAAAATCCACCAGATTTGCAAAAAAGATACTCTTTCGTAAATAAAACATAACTCGTCCTCAGCGAAGCTCTCGCTAAGGGTGCAAGCCGTAAATAATAAATAGAAAGGTAGCAAAAAAGCATAATCGTTTAAAACAACGTTCTTTTCAAAACGCAACTCCATAATAGTGTAATAATCGTAAATCCTTCGTGAAA